CTACGATTCTTTGGTAGAGTGTAGTAATATCTATTGGGATATTCTTATCGTACATATCTCTAATCGTTCTGAATACAAGCTTATGCTTATAGTCGTAGAATATATCCTCTTTTAAGTAGTTGATTACTAATGACAAAGATTTTTTGTCGATTAATAACGAACCTAGGATATTGCGTTCAATCTCTGTGTTTTTAGGTAGGTCTATTACTTGCATTATTTTATAAGTTTTATGTAAATGTCTTTGTATGGGTATAATGCTACTATTTCATCTTTAATTAATAATACAATACTTCTACCTTGGAAGGCGATTTTATCTGCCATTATCTCTTCTTGTATTGTTAAATCGTTATTAAAAACATAATATTTATTCATTACTTTAGTTTTATTTTGGTGTTTTGTGTTGTTACAGGTTCAAAGTTTTTAGAGTTTTTTGTCCATGTAGCTATTCTTCTACTTATGTCAAAGAATTTTTGGTCTTGGAATCTCATCTTACCTTTTGCATCCTCTTCTGTCCAGTAAGATAAAAAAGAATCATATTGGTTACCTAGTTTATCCTTAAGTTCATCTAGTCTTTTAACAAAAGCTTCCTTATCGTTATATAACTTATTAGTATTATTAATAGATGTATTATTAATCAATGTATTATTACCCTTCGCCTTTTCCGAATACCCCTCTTCGGTTTTCCGAATACCCCCTTCGAGTTTCCGAATAGGTACAGTAGGTGTTAAAATCCTTTGTTTTACTTGCTTACCTTCGTAGATTAGAAAGGTAGTAATATATCCTTTAGAAACTAAAGATTTTATGATTTCACTAACTCTTGAGTTGCTTAATTGGAAAAACTCACCGAAATAAGCGTTAGAGGCAAAGCATCCTTTCTCAGCATTTAAACTATCAACCTCAACTAGAAACAATTTTTCCATCCAAGATAATTTCTCATCTAACCATACCTCTTTAGGAATCCAAACTCCCTTAAAATCTCTGTTCATAAAATAAAAAAGCCCCATCAAATTCCCCCCAGTCGGATTGGGGGTTCATATCAAGGGCAATAAGTTCTTAATGAGTATCCGACACTCATGACAAATATACTAAACTTCCTTAGATATCCTAAAAACTACTCTCCTGTTATCCACTATAAAACGCTTACGAGCAACAGGGTTAAGCGATTCTCGGATCACCTGTGATGCTATCTTTGTCTTACGACTAGCCGCTGCTGCCGACTTAAATAGCACCTCTTCCATAGTGTCAGTATAAACCATTCTAATTGGTATTGAGTTCTCTAATCCTTTAATCTCATTCGGCATCTGGTTTCGGTTTAAAGTGGTTTTTTAGGCCCTTGATGAATGATTGGTTTGTTTCATGGAACTCCCTTTTAGAAAAATAATTCTCATCTACCTTACCGCCATCCATTTCATTTGGGTAAACGAGTATGTCATCATCGTAAAAGTTACGCACTCTTCCTGTATCGTAACACACCACTTTCCATATGGTGTTAGTATCAGTTCCGTAATCAATCCATGCGATTGCTTTTCCATAGCCTAATGGGGTTAAAACATCTATTGTTTGTTCTAATTGTAGTATCAAAATAATCGTTTTATTGCTTTGATTTTAAAATAAGTTTCACAGATTATAAATAGCAGCACCGCTATTGGTACTGCTATAAAGAAAAATTTAATGATTGCTAATACTTTCATGTTATTTATTTATTTCGTATAAATATTTTGCTTGAGATTCATCTGCAACAATATTGCAAAATACAGTAATTACACAAACAGGTTGTGAGTTATATTCGTCTGTAACTACCGTTTTTAATGTGCCATATAATTTTTCTCCTTTAGGTGTTATAATCAAATGTTGATTATGTGCATCAGTAAAGACTGAGCAAAATTTTGATTGAAATTTATGACCAAAAGAAGATGGCACTTCTTCAATATTATAATCAGGATACTTTTCTTGTAACTGCTCTTTTAAGTTTTGCATAATTATTTCTTTAGGGATATTTTAAATGTTGTTGTACTAAACTTTGGAGCAGGATAAATCATCTCTCCAGTTTCTGGATCAACCAATGGTTCTTTAATAGTCTTAAGCAATGACTCTCTTTCCTTTTGCTTAAACTTAATAGCTTCTAACTCTTGGTTATACTTAAGCCATGTATGGTCACCATCATAAGCATACTTAACTCCTGATTCTATTCTGCTAATCTCAGCATCAAGCACGATTGCCTTTCCTTGAGGATGCAAGTCTAACTGACTGATAACATCTTCTTTTAACTCAGCTCTAATTCCCTCTAGCAACTGAACTAATGCTTCTGCTTTAACGAGCATTTCAAGGGGATTCTCGCCTGTTTCTCTGAAATGTGATACAACTACTTGCTTAAGTAATTCTATGCTAAATTTGGATGGTGTTATTGAATTTAATTCAATAGATGGTAGTAAATTACTCATATTATTTCTTTTTTGTTGTTAACGATTCTTTTTTAGCGGTCATTAATTTCATTAATTGTTGGTCTTTTTCTATATATTCCTTATTAGAAAAGAATATATCAGTTAAGTCCTTCATCCTAGCAGCAGCTTGGATATCTTTAATGATAGCATCACGATCTACCTCAACAGGAATCTCCTCTGCTACTACCTCAACTACTTTAGGTTTTTTGGTAGGGGTTTCATCCTTAGGTGCGAAGTCCATCTCTTCAGCAGGTGTTGCTTCAAATCCAGCAGCTTTCATTAACCAAGCAAGTAAGTTCCTATAAGCCTTGCCAATCGCCCTTGTTTGTGCCATACTAAGAATAGCATATTCATCAAAGTATCTTTTAGTTTTTTCGGCATTCGAGCATAAGGCAATACCAGTAGCAACGAGCTGACCTGTCGTAATATTGCGTACTTCACAAGTCGCCATATATTTAATAGCAGTTTCATTTGATAAATCTTGAGTTGATGTGATAATAGGCATTAATCCAAGTGAAGCACCAGCAAATTGCCAACCTTCAACATTAACGAATTGTTTACCTTGTATATTACTTGAGAGTCCTTTTTCTTTTATCAACTGAGATAATTCAGTAGATAGTTTCAGCATCGAATCCTTGTTGATTAATTCATACGAAGGATTAGTTAATTGCATTTCCATTAGATAGAGTTTTTTGGTTGATTAAATTTTGTGTAAAGAACAATGCCTCACGAACTGGGTATGTATCCCATAGCTCTACTAAAGCTTTCATAAGTACTAAATTGTTCTGCGAATAGTTAATGTTGTGGATGATTTTAGCAATAAACAATCTTTGTTCCTGCTCATCCCATTTTGAAAAATCACTCATAGTTTTTGGTGTTTTGATTTATAAAATATTGATAAGGTTTTCTATGTCAGTACTAACTAACTCATCTACATCGGATTGATCCTGTATAGATGCTATGCCGTGCATGACAGTACTATGGTCACGGCCAAACAAATCGCCAATAGATTTAAGCTTTAACTTAACTCTAGTTCTTATTAGATACATAGACATATGTCTAGCCATTACAAGTGTTCTGTATCTTTTTTTACCTCTAATTTCTTCATTAGTGATATTGTAATAGGTACATACCTTGGCTATAATCTCATTAGCAATAGCTTCTCTTTGTCTTGGGTTAAGTTTCTGCTTACGAATAGAAGGTATAGCCCAGTAGTCCATTTTATTCTTGATGTTCATAGATAGAGTTTTTAAGTTGTTCAATCTTTTTTGCGTAGAAGGCTTCTACAACTTCTATCATCTCCTCATCAGCCGCAGCTAAACGAGTTTTTATTAGGTAAGGTGAATAGCCTGTTACCTCACAAATCTTTTTTATATCGCCATACTTAAGTAAGGCACGATAATCTCTAATCAGCATTTTTTAGTTTTTTATATAGTTTATAATGGCGGTCAATAGATCGCATAGCTCCTTCAATAGAAGTAAAATAATCTCCTCTCCAGTAGTAGAACTTATCTAAGGGTTTTTTGCTATCCCAATGGATAAACATACCACGATAGAGGTAATCCTTTTTGATCCTGTGGGCATCTATTGTGACCATAAAATAGTCACGAAGCCCTTTTTGTTTTAGATGTGATGGGGTTGGGTGCACGATTGCAGGTTTTTATTGGGTGATTGAATAGCGTGTTTCTAGTACTTGCACAATAGGTTCAGTCTTTACTCCACTAGATATGTTTATGAATCTGTCATAAGCTTTCTCCTTGCTATGACTTAAGCTATTTTCCATAAATAACTCATCTTTTCTAGTGTAGTAGATTACTGATTGCGTTACTACATTTGTTTCTGTTACGAACTCGAATTTTGCCATGTGTTTAAGGTTTTTTGGTTGTTAAAAATATCCCTACTCCCATTGGGATAACCCACTAACGATTATAATTTGTTTAATTAGTAGGGATAGTGCTTTAAGTGTTAGGGTAAATCTTGTTAAGTTTTTTGTGTCGTTCAAAGTAGGATTGTGCCCCACGAGATTTTTGTTGGCTCATAATGTTCTCGTGATACACTGGATCTAAAAAGGTTTTTGCCTCGTAGTTGTAGTAGACTTGGTCACCACGACTGAAGTTTTTGCCTGTTAGACTGCATCTGCAATCATACTTGGCGGTGATTAATTCAAAATTCATAGATGGGTTTTTTGTTTTGTTTGGTGAAATTAAGAAGTTTTTGCTATTGTTAAGGATTTTTAGCAGGTTTTTTGTTAATGAATCGTTAAATTATACATGATTTCAATATCTCAATACAAAGATCCTCTGGAATCTTGCTTCTTTCATAGGCATTAGAAAGCCCTTGAGTGCCTGTTCTTGAGCCTCTTGGTGCTGATATGTGACATGGAGATCCGTTGGAACACATAGGCCTAGGAATCCATTTATTGCTATTAGTCCATATGTCGGTTGGCTTCATCCTTGTATCTCCATACTGACAATAAGTAACTCCTTGCCTTTTAAGGTGAGCCATGATAGGCATCTTCCTTAGCATCCCTCTAGGATTCTCTATGAAAAAATAGGTCGGTTTAAAATGCTCTATTATTTCGAGGGTTTTTTGGACTAGGATAAGGCCAAGTTCTGCTCTCGGATTTTTAGGTAGGTAATCATCGCCAACCTTTGTCCAGTTCTTACCGATGGAGGCCACGCTAAAGGCAGTACATGGCGGAGAGGCCCAAATTACATCTGGTTTAAAGGGAATTTTTGCCACATCAAAATCCAATATATCGATGACATAATCGATGCCACCAAATTGTTCAATGTCGCTTGAGTAAGACTCAAAGGAAAATCCATCGGCAACTTTTCCAACTGATTTACTACCAGCGAATAGTTCTAATATTTTAATCATAGAGTGAAATTATAAAAGATTTTTGTCACCGCAAAAGATTTTTGGTGGGGTTTTTGCGGGGTTTTTGTCGGGGGTTTTTTGCTGGATTTTTGGCCATAGTATATAAATTTATTATTAGTTGCATAAACAACTAATGTTATAACATTAATGTTTAAACATTGATATTTTTTACTTTGCATAGTACTGCAATGCTTAAAAATATCCTTTTAAGCCTATTTTAAGCCTCAAATTTGGCCTATCTTTTTATGCTAATATCTTTGTATTAACTAAAAATTTAACGCTTATTTTGGGCTTCTAATTGCTTGATAATTTTATCTATTATCAGGATCAATTTAGGGAGCTCCTTTTTTGTTGTTTGGATCATGTTTTTTATTTTGTTAGATATTCAAACCAATGTTTTGTAATTGGTTCCCTATCTAATTGTTTTGCAACTTTGTCCGCTATTGTTATAAGTTCGCATTGATACAGATCATTATAGAACTGTAGCAAATAATCATTGGCGGGATTTTGCTCCGCCTCCAATTGCTTGATAATAGCCAATAATTGGTATACGTTCATTTTATTTTATTTTGGTTCGTTTGTTTGAGGGTATCGAACCCTTAAGCCTCCAAACAGGCCAAACAAAAAAAAGGGGGAACCTTTTACAGTTCCCCGCTATTATATCAACTAACTAACTACAAAACCCGTTTTGTCTTTTTTTGCGTCCCCCTTAGCTTTTAAGCCTATTACCACATTAACAGGATCAAAATAGCGTAGATCTGTTTCGTCCCCGTTTATAACTTTGAACCCGTTCCAATATTCGGGTAATTGATCTTTAAAAACTATTGCAATATTTCCCCCGTCTTTTAACGTCCTGTATGCATCTAATTCGTTAACCTCAGACCTCGAAAAAGTTATTTTGTAATTAGTTCCCGCATATTTCCTAATATGATTATAATTTTTTGTATAGTCATAAAATAAAAGGGAACTATAAAAGGGATCGAGGAAATTAATACCTGTATACCTGTTTAATAGGTCGATATGATCAATATCAGACGTCCCGTTCAAACGAATTGCTATTTGTTCCCCTGTTTTTATTGTTTTGTCCAATATGCTCATTAATTCATTGGCCAATTGAATATAAAAGGCCGAACGATTGAAGCCCCAAAACTTTGTTTTGTTGATCCTACCTAATTGAACATTGGAAAATTTACCACGTCCCGCCGAATATAAACAGGCCTTTTTGCAACCCTCAGACGCGAACGGGCAAAGGTTCAAACCGTCCACAATATTGGAGGGAGCTAGGTACAAAATATATGTTTTTAAGCTATTTTTAGCTGTTTTTATATTTGTTGATCCCTCAGAAAGTAAGTTTTTTACAGGCTTATAACTGTTTAAAATTGGTTTTTGTAGTGTTAAGGTTGACATAAAATAAAGGTTTTGTTTTGTTTATAATTTGTTATTTTGTAGGTATGGTAAATTAGGGGCTATAAAGCTATTTTTATGATCCTCAAAATAAAGTTCATTGCACCATCCAATTGCATGTACCCTTGATAAATTTAGCCATGCTTTTAACTTTTTATACTGTTTTGTTTGTTCGGGATATTTGCAATTTCTTAAAGAATAAAGGAACCTAGCTTTATTATCCTCTAATAAATAGTACAAATAAAAATTTTGTTTTGGTTTGTTTCTCATTATTACTTTTTTAATGTTTGGTAAATTGTTTTGATTAAGGTATAAATTAGAATTGACGCTATAAATAGGGCAATCAATTCAAATAAGGTTATTACTTGCATGATTCATTTATTATAAGGTGGATAAATAAACGACATAAAGTACCTACAAAATAGGTAACTAAGCCAATAAATAAGATAGGTAAAATAGTTTCAGTTAATTGATACATGATAAAAGGTTTAAAGGTTATTTAATAAATAATGAGGTAATAAAGGAAATTAATAAACAGATCAACATTGTTTCAAGCTGTTGAAACATTGCCATAAATAAGGAGGTACATGCAATTAATACAGTTGCAATAGTTAAAAAGGAATTTTTCTTTGTCATTTTGTTAGTGTTTAATGAGCCATAAAGATAGGTATAAAAGTGAAACAAAGTGAAACAATGTTAAAAGAATTGTTAAAATAGTGTTAAGGTTATTAATGTGTATAAATTACACTAAGGTATTCGGGTTATATAATTATTAGTATAGTATATATTACCTAATATAGTATATATTATATAATATAGGCTATATTAATCAATATATATATTACCTAGTATATTCTATATTGGATAATATAGGGATATATTAATACATAAATTGAATTGATATATTAATAGCTAGTTGTTAGTTGGTGCATAAACGAGCCTAAACAATCAATAAAGTAAAAATACATATTTTTGCCTCGATAGGGTAGGGGAGTAAGGGTAAAATAGGGCAAAACAAGGTAGGGCAAAGCATGACACAAAGTCTATTTAACATAATAGTATTTATATGTAATTGGGGTAGGTACCCCCTACCACTTTGTTTCGTACGGAAAATTTCGTAGATCCCTTGTGCCCTCCAATATTCTGATATCAACCATTGTTTTAACATTTTTTGATATTTGATTTTTTTTATTTTCCATATAACCCATTATAATTTATTATAATATGAATATACCGAAAAGAGAACTAGACAAACGCTACAAGAAGGGAGTTGATACAGGAGCAATGAGCTTCCATAATGTTGAACTACCCTTAATGGACTATACGGCCTTAAATAGACCTGTAAGTGTAATACCTAACCCTGATAAGCAAAATAGGAGAAAGGTCAGCGATGAGGCTAAAAAGAGGTATAAAAGGGATATGAAGCTTAAGAGCAGAAAAGCCAAACTAAAAAACCAATAATATGAAAGACACAGTAGCCAAGAGAACTTACAGATGTAAATGCGGAGTATCTACAGAGGATTATGTTTGGGATAGTTCCATAAGGGAACATACCATCAAGTGTACTAAGTGCAAAAGTGTGCTTAGCTTTGACCATATCAAGGTAGAGAAGGTAGTACATATCACATCTATCCGAACACCAACTAAAAACCGATAATATGAATGCAGAGTTCAAGGATATTAGCAAAGAAGCTTTTATCATAGCTTACAAGGAGAATTTTGGCAATATCACCATTGCTTGTGAATCAGCAGGGGTTGGTAGAGGTCAATACAAGGCCTGGTGTGATAAAGATCCTGAGTTTAGACAAAGATTAGCTGAAATAGAGCCTGAGGAGATTATGCTTGACTTCGGTGAGCATAAGCTGATGGAAAGGATTGCTAAAGGTGATACCTTGGCCACAATGTTCCTCTTAAAAACCAAAGGTAAGCGTAGAGGGTATATCGAAAGGCAAGAGGTTGCTCATGAAGGAGATGTGGTTAAACAGATTACTGTTAATGTCCTAAAGGCTAACCATGTAGAGGAGCTACCTAGCAGCACTCCTCAGTTGGATGGGGATGAAAATGTAATCGAGGATACAGGATTCGTAGTTCCAGCTACTGAAGCTGCTAATATTCAAGATATTCCACTTTATGAGTTCGATAAAGAGGTAGATGTGCCTAATGAGATGGATATATATGAAGAATAGATCCGTAGGATATGAGAATAGGGCTATTTAGCATTTTAAGGCGATTCTAGGGCATATCTGCCTTTCAGTAGTACTATCTATCCAAAAATGGGTAGAGTGTCTTAAAACGCTTCTAAATGCCCTTTAATTAGATTGCATGAATTTTTCCGAATTATTCATGCAGATTTGCCAAATTCGGTAGCGTAACTCGGCCAATATCCGAAATAGTGGGATGAATATTTCTAAAATTGTGACATAGTCAGGGGTAACTCGGTTAATTGTTGTAACATTATTAGGGCATATATGTTACTGATTTATATAGGATTGTAACAAAATTTGTTAATTGTTTAAATTGGGCTTGTTATATGTTGTAACATATAAAAGGTAAAAATGTTACAAAATAGGTGCAAATGAATATAAATGGGCGCAAAGTAGTAATAATATTACCCTATTATCAAAAAATGTAAACTCTGCAAGTTTTGATATTACTCAATCGACTGAGTAATTTTACTCAATGAGCCGTAAATGATTGATAAACGGCTCAAGAATGATTGATAAAGTGCCTTATAAAGCACAAAAGCATATCAGAATGTGCATTTTATGACGCATTATGCACTCATTGGTGTCATTTAATGCACTTTATGGTGGATATCCCCTACTTTCCTATAAAACGAAAAGGATTAGCTTTGTCTTGAGCAAACCAAAATTTTTAATTTATTTCTATGGAAGTAACCACCAATGTTGTCTTTGAGGTACTAAACAACTCAAAGAAGAGAATCTCTGTTATGCAAGGAGGTACGAGGTCAGGAAAGACTTACAATGTGCTTACCTGGTTTATAGTTAAGCTTTTGCAAGAAAGAGGTAAAACCCTAACAATTTGCCGTTCATCCCTACCAAGTATCAAGGGATCGGTCATGAGGGATTTTATTGAGATACTATCCAAGTATAAACTCTACTCGGAGGAGAAGCACAACAAATCAGAGAACTTATACTTCCTTAATGGCAATACGGTAGAATTTGTATCTACAGACCAACCGCAGAAGATTAGAGGTCGTAAAAGGCACTAT